GTCAACCATGTCAACTTGTTTTTGCGGTATTTAATCTACTACAATTTCTAGTATTGCAGCTGGCTGGTTAATTAATGTTTTTGGCATAGACGATACTGTTTTAGTGGTGCTTTGTGAGTATTTGCCTGTCATTTCAACATCTTGGGTACATTCGGTTAAAAAACTTGCAATCGCTGCTTCTACTCCTGCTCGGTTTACGAGCTTGGGTGTGCTTTCAAGATGCATTGCTATTATGCCAGCAGCGACCGGACACGCTGCGCTAGTACCACTTGCTGTTTGTGTTCCGTTGTTGTTGTAGTCTGCTACTATACCGTTATGTCCAGGGGCCCATACGTCTGTGCCTTGATTATAATTACTATAACTAGCTGGCCTAAGAACAAGTACATTGGTATTTACTCGCTCAAGAGCAGATACTCCGATAACAATGTCGTTGCCTGCTGGGAATCTAGCAGCAGACTCGTTGCTATTGCCAGTAGAAGCTAAGCACACAATGCCATTGTCAATTAATGCGGCAATTGCTCTTTTGTAGGCTGTTTGAGCAAGACTGCTAAAACTCATTGACAGTATAGAAGGACGGTTGGCTGCTTTGTTAAGATGGTGCGTTAGTATAACGTCTAGTGCTTTAATAGAATTTGAGTATTTAAAATCAAATCTTACGTTAACGATTGTTACTTCTTTAGCAACACCGTGTTCTTTTCCGCCTGCACATCCTGCACACATTGTTCCGTGTTCTGGTGACCTAACGTCACCACCGACTGCTAGATCATCAAAACTCCAAAGATTAACAACACGGTTTTCAAACTCTGGGTGTGTATAGTTAACACCTGAGTCCATGATGTACAAGTCTACACCTTTGCCTGTTTTATCATAATGATACTGTCCTGGTGTTCTTGATAGTGCAGGTAAAAACCAATTACGGGGTGATTGTTGCACCTTATAACTTGATGAAGACTCGTTGTCTACTTCTGCGTAGCCATCTTCTTCTACATCTATAACGCCTGCGACTTCTTTTAGTGTGTTAATGCTGGAATTACTTTCTACGATAAGTAGGTTATGCAAGGAACCAGGCTCGCCTACTTTTGTACAAACTTCTAGCAGTGCCTTGCAAACAGCAACACTGCCGTCAGTTGTTATAATGTATGTGGTCATCGGTGTATCCTCTTTTGTAATTCTTCTGTTACGAAATTATTTATTCCATGTATTTAATAAGTATTCCATGTATTTTCGTATGCAGGACTAGATTCTGAACTATTGCCGCAGCTGACTCCACGTCCGTTTTCGTCGATGATCTGCGCAGGACTGTTGCCGGTCGTAAACTTAACTCCGTCAATACATTGCGTGTGCTTTTGCTCAGGAGTTGTAGGATTGTTATGCTCTTGATAAGCCGGAATAGCAATTGTTGCTAAGATGAGAATAATAGCAATAACAATCATTAACTCAATTAGTGTAAACCCGCGGTGCTTGTTCATTTTACGCCCTTGGTGTAGCTGGAGTTGTCTTCCCATTCTTCGTCCGTTACTGTGTAATCTTTGCGTGTTCGATCTTCAATAACTAGGTCAGTGCGTTCTTGTTCTTGTTGCTTGATTAATTTAATTTGATAGCTTTCTTGACTCGCATCAAACGTTTGATGCTTGTACGAAATACTAGTACTGGACGCAGTCATAACAAGTGCTATTAGTATAAAAACACCAAGGTACCAAAGGTTGTTTTTGTAGACTGACTTACCCTTAAATTCTTTAAACTGCTTCATTACTGCACTGATTGCAACCCAAGCAAATAAACCAAACAATAGTTTAGGCACAAACGTTTGCGCGAAAGCAATTACATATTCCATTTTATAATCCTTAATAACAAAGAGTGTGCTAGGGGAACAAGTCCCCTAGCAATTGAGTTTACTTGCCTAGTAGCATTTGGCCTGCTACTGTACTAATCATTTCTGCTGGCATGAACACCTTGTTGCTGGAGTTTGCCATTGCTTCCATTACTTGGAAGCTTTTGTATACTTTGTACTCTTCTGTCATTGACTCGCCCATAATCTTGTTAACTTGTGCTTCGGCCTCGGCTTTCTCAACGTCAATTTTCCGCAGCATGGTTTGTTCTTGTAGTTTGCGATCAAGTTGTACCTTGCTGATCTCAAGCTGTGCAGCTTCCTGGTTGATCATCTCACGCCGCTCTGCTGCGTTTTCTTGCGCTTTTACAATAATTGTTGGGTATGCAAGGTCTGCAATGCCAATATAGCGTACCATAAACGGAGTTCGTTCTGCGATGCTCTTAGATAGGCGTTCTGATAGCTGTGCGTTAATGGCCTCACGTGAGCTTGCAATTTCTGCAATAGTGTACTGTGATAGGAACTCCCGTGCCTCGGCTCGGATGATATCTCGAGCGTAGGTCATATATACTTTTTCTAGCGGAATCATATACATACGCTCGCTATTGCCCATTGGCGCCGGCTGCACTTTATTAAACACCTGCTCGAAGTCTTTAGACGCAAGTGACATCGTTGCCCGGATCTCGAACGTCATTAGCAGTTTGTCTTGCGGCATAAACAGGTCCATGCTTTCTTTAAAGCTGCGGTCGCTAGCGTCAAGTACAACTAGCTTGTCACAGTATGCCCAACACATATCAAGCCGGAATTTGGAAGTTGGAATAATATTTTCTTTATATCCTGACTGAGACATAACTTTTGCAACTTGCGCAGGCCCCACTTCTACAACTTGGCCACAGCCTACCATTGCGAGTGTAACTGCCATTACGGCAAATAGTTTTAGCATTGTCTTTTTCATTGTATTACCTTTGGGTTCGTTTAAGTTTAAGTTTTTAAAGTAGCTTCTTGCTACAACAAGTACTACTTTACAGCCTTTTAGCTTAGTGTCAACTGCTATTTTGCAGTTAACGATTCTTTATGCTCAGTGTAGTCAAAGAATCCGTCGTAAACGTTTACGATAAACTGTTCCCAGTACTTACGGTTAACGCTTTCAGGCAGTACTACAATGGCTGCCAGCCGTTCAACTTTTGCAATTACGTCCTCTAACGCAGGTTGCACAGTAGCAGTAAAGTCTAATTTACCTTGCTTGACAGCAAGAACGAACTCACGATACTTTAACGGGTATTTTAAGTCCCCAGTTTCGTAGATCTCTAGTAACTGATAAGCGGCGCGCAGAGCATGACTTAGTGCCTTCCAGTCGACGCCTTCGTTGGTTTTTGCCAATTGGGCGCGGTGACCGTATGCGTCATATTTTTTCTGAAGTGAATCCACAACATAGGATATTTTAGTAGTAAAGTCATACTTGGCGTCACACACTTCTACAATTTTCTTGTTAACGAACTTACTACCTTTATAGAAGCCGGGCTTGACTGCTACTTTGCCAGGATGATCTTCTGCGACACACTGAAGATGAAACTCTAACATCGGGGTTTCGTCCATTCTGGCTTCGGGGTTAACAAGTAATACGCTGTGTAGCACTGTTAACACATCTTCCATGGACTTGAGTCTTGAACCTTTTACACCGTACTTAGATGCTTGCTTGCGACAGTAGCCTAAAAACGCCTTCATGTTCTTGGTGTAGAACAAGTGACGATTTGCCACCAATGCCTCCCATACAGGGCTGCTTGACATAAGATGTGCGTCGTCACAGTGGAGCATGTCTATCGCAACCGTGTCTCCGTCACACGCCATTTTGATGAATTTTTGTAGACTAAAGTAAACTGTATCTACGTCTTCACTGGAGTTCTTTTGGTGTGCATCGCCTGTGCTGTGTCGGATTTCGTGACTGGCTGTCATAGTCACCATTTCGTCCAGCGTGGGCAAGAACACGCCCTTGTAGTCCATGTCACTGTTTTCGGTGTTCAACCCGTATAAGTGACTGCCGTGTACCATTTCACATAGTTTGTTCATTGTTTCTCCTCTTGGGGGGCGTATTTGTTAATCTCAGAGCAAGTAAAAACTTCTTTGCCCACGTAAAATTTTCCTAGCTTGCGGCAATCGTCTGCTACTGTTAAGTGTGCTTCAATCCAGGCTTTGCGATGACCGCTCGAAAAGCCGAGTACGTAGCCTATTACTATACAGCCTAGCATTAAAAAGAATTCCATATTGTTCTCACTGTGGAAAAATGCGTGTTTCCCACTTGTCGCCGTAAACTGAATTTACTACTGCGCGACAAGCTGCTATTTCTGGGGTGTGTCCTGTGCCAACACCGTACGGCTTCCAGCATTGCGACTGCCACATACCGTCTGCTGTTGGCGATAGTTCTACCCTACGACTAACAATATAACGCCATAACTTGGTTATGTCAACCGACGGTCGAAAAGGATGCCATTCGTCCACTAGTCCTTCCTGTATTACTCCCTGCATAGAAGAGTACCTAACGTCAATATCAAGTGCCGTACAAAACGCAACATCTAGCTCAGTACCTGTTAACTCGTCGGTTAGTGTTTTCATATTAGTTTACTCTTTTAGAAAATAAGTACCGCGGAAATATTCACAGTGCTCTTTCACGAATGGAAGAAACGGTTCGTCGGGCAGTATAACGACGCAACCAGTAGCATGATCTACGCCGTGACTGACAACCACGCTACCGGCTCGCTCAACAATATTGTTGTTTTCATCATACTCGTCTTCGGGGATTCTATAAGAAATAACTTCTACGTCAGTATGCATAAACTGCTCTCTAGTAATAGTATTATTACACAGTATGCAGTCAACGGACGTAGATGTCAAGAGAATTTTCTTTTTGGAGCCTATTAACCGATGCCAAAACGTCGTCTGTATTGTGACCACAGTCTAGCGTTAGTGTGTATAGCATCCTCGCCATCTAAAAATTGGTCATCCAGTACTTCTGTAGCATACTCGTATGCTGCATCAGCATCTGCTGCAATAGCATCTTCACCAGGCGGCCATTCGTCTTCGATTACATCTCGAGCGTATATTACTGCGCCGGCAGCGTCTTGGGCAATAGCAGCTTCGCCTGCTGGCCAAGCTTGGCCGAGTACTTCAGCAGCATACATCGCTGCGTCGTATCCATCTAGTGCAATAGCATCTTCACCAGGTTTCCACCGCCCTTGTATTACAAGTCTTGCGTACTGATAAGACGCAAACGACTTGGTGGCAATTGCAGCTTCACCAGGTGGCCATCTATCTGGTTTGTTTTTTCCTTTATTCAATACCTCAATGGCGTACCTACTCGATGCAGAAGGGTCTTGTGCGATAGCATCTTCGCCAGGCGGCCACGCTCCTTTTATTATATTGCGAGCATAGTTTAGCGCTGTATCGGCATCTGCTGCAATTGCAGCTTCACCAGGCGGCCAAGCCTTGTTAAGTACATCACGTGCATATATCAAAGAGCCGTTGCTGTGTTGAGCAATAGCAGCTTCTCCTTCGGGCCACCTAACTGGTCGTTCTTTGTCTTTGTTAATAACATCCAGTGCATAAATTGCTGCTCCTAGACCGTCTTCGGCAATAGCAGCTTCTCCTTCGGGCCACGGACCTTTAATTATTCGACGTGCATACGCAGAAGCCAATGCTCCTCTAGTAGCTATATAAGCAAGTGCTTGTTCAGTAGGGTGTAGCATATTGCTCATTGATTGATTGGGAGGTAGGTCTTTTTCCATTATCTTAACCGTCTTTACGGTAACACCTTTTAAAAATTTAATAGCAGAAGCAGCGGAGGTAGCAACTAGCGTTTGTATTTGTTGGTCTACCTCCACTGGTCCGTTGACTTCGTGTAGTATATAAAAATATTCTTCTATTGAAGTCTCGTCTTTAACGGCCAGCATCATTGTTTCGATTTTTGCACTTCGTCTCGGGCTTCCCATCCGTCTTAGCTTTCTAATGTAGTCTTGTAAATTCTGTAAGGTAGCCTTCATGTCGTCTCGACTAGCAGTGGCTTTTTGACCAACTTCTGTCTTGCCGCCAACCATTTCGATGTACTTGTTGCTGTTTAGGCCTGTTTGCTTATTAAATTGAGCAGACGACAACGATTCATCTTGTTGATCAAAGTATTCTGTTCTTTTATTTGGGCTAACAGCCATAGCCCACATGGCTCCATCTGACTGACGGAAGAAATAAATTAGTGTAATACTACTGTCACGAAAGTATTGTTCGAAATATGATCGAGTAGGTTTGGTTGTACACCAATCGCTTTTCTTACCATGGAAACAACTGGCATCTTTGTCTAGTGGCACTACAATCAACCACTGACTAGAATCTTCTAATACGTGACTTTCGCCTTTCTTTGTGCGCTTGTCTTGTTCTGAAGAACTGGGTCTCTCGTCTATGGCTGTCACGTACTCAGCAAATGCAGACCACCCCTGTTTGCCCCACCAATCAATATTGCGTTCTTGACCAGATATACGATTTGCATTTACTAGCTTTTTGAACACGTCGAAGGCAGATGCTACTTCTGTAGGATCTGCCTCTTGGCTAAATTTTTGTTGTACTTCTTTGAAGCCCTCGTTTAACTTAAACTCGGTATATCTCATAATAGATCCTGTCTGGTTCTATTATTTATATAGAAAAGTCGTGCATCTCTAGGGGGCGTGTTACACCCCCTCTAGCACAGATATTGCTTCGCGGATTGCTGAGCGTAGGTCATCGTTTTCGTCTTCGTCGAAATTCTTTCGTACAATGCGAGTGTCTTCGTCGTAGTAAGAGTCTATAGTGCCGTTGTCTACTGCCGCCACAAATCTCTTAACAATCTCTGCCACTGTATTACGGTCAAGGATTTCTGTACGTTGTGCTTCGACGGCTAGTTCGCTGTTGCTTAGTGAGCCTAACATTGCTGGGTTAAATATCATATCTTGTGCTCGTAAGTTAGTTTATGTTAACTACATTATACGGTCATAGTAGAGCATTGTCAAGTGTTATTTTTCGAAAAGTATCACGTGAGTTGCCCAGTCTGGAGGATCGGAGATAAAAGCACAGATGTCAGATACTCGACTTTCTGTTCCGTAACAAGCGTCAATGTCGTCAACAGTAAAGTCATCTAATTCTCGTATTAACTCCCAATCTTGTAACGTGAGTATGTCCTCTTTATAAATGTAGTCAGGTATATCTCGACTAATTTCTGTAAGAGTAGACAACAAATACAAGTCCCATAGGTTGTCGCGTAGCACTTGCGCAAATTCAGCGTCTAACGGACGCATTTCTTCAGCAAACTCCACTAGCTTGTTGCGGATTACGTCCTCTTGTTGTATGCTTGGTCTTTGAGCCATTCTTGTATCTCCGTTCCACTCCACATTTTACACAAATCTGCCGGAAACCTTAGGTCTTCGATAGTCTGCGCCTGAATCTCTTTGAGTATGTCTGCACCTTTTGTTCGGTGTACTTCTAGTATCTTCTTTAGCTCAGCAACGGTCTCCCAGTCACCATGTTTCTCAGTGAGATACTCACTCTTGTATATTAAGGTATCTTGATATTCTATGATAGCCTCGTTTAGTGCCACAGTTAATGCTAGGTTAGCAGCTTCTAGTTCGCTTGGTGTTTTCATTTGTGTTGTCCTGTTAACTTATGTATTCGTCAGTAACGCCGCTGTTCCATCGACTAATTGCTTGGTCGGCGCTGCTGCCGTATACTGTCCTGCCACATCCGCAGTTATGTATTTGACAGCATACATTCCACTCAGTGCGCTCTCTGTTCAACGGATACACACTGTCTATTCTGTCTAGTTCAGTGTCTTTGCTACACACGCACAGTTTAAGTTTCTCTGTCATTTTTCAAACACTACTACGTTAACGTCCGGGAGTTCGTTGTCGTATCGGTCTGCAATGTCATTAAGCACACTCATAAATTCAGTTTTGTCCAGTGAGTTGAAGCCAATGTGTTCAACGCCCATTACGTGCCCGCTTTCGATATTTGAAATAATCTCAACCAAAGCATCGTTTACACTTGCCCAATGTATAGCATCGCACCCGGCGGCTGGGTAAGTGTATGAACAGTAGAGATTAAATATGTCTACTGCGTGACCAGCAAACTCATAGCCGCCGCTAGTCCATGATCCTAACTTATTAATATCGCCGTAGCTGGATCCGTCAACGTCTACAACTAATATATTGTTGTCAGTTAACTGCCTGAGACTATCAGACACGGGTCCAATCATTTTGTGAAAACAGTTACACCCGTGGACAATAACGTTAACTTCTTTGTTGCTGACTAATTCTTTTACGCTTTTTTTGGTAACTGCAATATTGATCATATATTACTCCTAGGGCTCGTTATTGTTAAGAGTTCACTGCTCCCCTGGCCATATTACTACGTCAGCTTTACCAGTAAACACCATAAGTGCTAACTTGAGCCTATTACGCAGTCCGTACATGCCTAAATGTCTAGCAGGAACCCATTGCCCACTAGAGTGCTCACTTAGGGTTTCTGGGTCTGTTCCTGCCTCTACAATAGCGTCTAGCGTATAAAGCACCGGCGCGCTATCAAGCATCTTTACGCTCTACTACTTTGTCAGCAAGTCCGGCATCAACTGCTTCCTGTGCATTATAAAAAGTATCAAACTTCATTAGCTCGTACAGCTCGTCGTAGTCCTTACCTTTGCTGTTGTGTTTAACATACAGTTCTGTAAGGCGTTTGTTGACCTTACGAGATTCTTCATAGTGACGTCGAGCGTCTTCAAACTCAAGCTCTTGTACATGGACACTGCCTTTGGTGCCCGGAGTACCTGAACTAACGCGGTGAATCATAGTGCGTGACTCCGGCAGTACCACACGCTTGCCTGCTGTGCCTGCCTGTGCTAGAAAGCTGCCCATGCTACAGGCCTGACCCATGACAATTGTACGTACATCACTCTTGATGAACTGCATTGTATCATATATTGCTAGTCCAGCAGTTACTTCTCCACCACCACTATTGATATAAACACTGATTTCTTTGTCAGGGTTGTCTGCTTCTAGAAACAGCAATTGAGCAACAATCGAGTGAGCCATCTCTGTATGGATACCACCGTTGATCATTACGATTCGATCCTGTAGCAGCCTACTGAAAATATCGTAAGATCGTTCGCCGGCTGCTGTTTTTTCAATTACAAAAGGTACTAGGTTGCTCATTTATTTCTCCGTTAAATTAGTTTTATTTTTCAGCATGGATTGAAATGCTAGGTTTTCTACTAGCAGCTTACACAAGGTTGCCATTGCAACAATAGCCCTATCGTCTTCGTTGATGCTAGTAAGCTGCTGTATAACCTTGTCTGCCATTGCGTCAATAGCTTGCTCTTTTGTTATGTCAAGTGCAGTCCAATCAATATTGTCAGCAAAGACAGCTTCTTCTCTTGTTAGTCGAGCCAGCTGTGATGTAGCATTGTCTTGCATTAGTGTACTGTCCTTGCTAGTTCGTTTGTATCGTCATCATCATAGAAGTCGATGTCGTAGTATTGTTCTAATATTTCTACAATAGCCTCAGGCACACTTTCTTCATCATGTGCTTCTGGAATGTATACACCTTTCAACTCGCCACCGGGCCCGATAACTAACGCCCAGTCATCGTCTTCTAAGTTGTCTGTAAGTGTGCTCTTTTCAGTAGACATAGCGTTAATCCTTAAGAATAAATTATGCTGTTGGGAACTTCCATTCCTTTTCTAGTAAATTCTTTTGCTCTCTTAACTTGTGCAGTCTGTGATAGTCGACTGGTCGACAAGTGCTCTTTCCATGCCCTAAACAACTTTGCTTTACTTTTATCGCGTTTAGACATACGTTACACCTATTGTTAGATTATTCTTCTTTAGCCCATTTTCTGTTTTGCAGCCCTTGTTTTTTAAGCCAACTGTCGAGTAATACTTTTTCTTTTTTGTAAGCTTCTTTTTCCCAAGGTTGCTGCCAATAGCTTATTCTGTAGTTTATCCATCTCCCACACCATCTGTACTTGCGCTTAATTGGACTGTAGTATAATTCTCCTCGAGCGTATTGTTTTACGTGTACCATTTCATGAGCAACAGTTTCTAGCACCAAACGCAGGTTGTTTGTTCGGTCTACTTCAATTATAAAGTCTCTAGGACGATCTAATCTAGGACCGTCAGCATAGGCCATGCAATAACCATGCGCTACCGACGGTATTGCTATAAGTTTTACTATAACTTCTAAAGACTTTAATCTTGGTGCTAGTTGCTGTGCACAGAATTCAACCATACTAGTAACTCGTCGCTTCTGTGACGCAGTGCCACCTATTACAATGACCAACATTAATTAGTCCTTAACTGGCATTATGAGATCGTGTGCGATTGCAGAGATCTCATTTCCTTTTAGTCCTGCGTCATCGTCGCTTAGTCGTCCTAGCTGTCGAGCACGGCGACTTTGATATGTAAGGTTAATAATTTTGGGCATAGACCCTGGCCCTTCCCACGCATCGTTAAGTACCTTGTTGACGTCACTCATAGGAACACGAGATAGTTTAGTAGAACTAAAGAACATTTCCGATACAAAGTCCATTAGTGCACTTGGAATTAGGTCGTAATCAGTAATAGCCCAAGTTCCGTTAAATCCGTTGACCATGTTTGTAACATCAGTAGCTTGCTCGCTCCAGTAGTCCACAGCGTGTTGTGCAGGTGCTTTCCAGTTTTGCATCTTAGCTCTCTTTTGGTTGGTCTTCGATTTTAGTTAGTACCATGCGTCCTTCTTCAACGCTTACTTTAATTACATCGCCTTCGATCCAGCCCATACGTGCTGATACCTCAGGCGGAATATTCATTAACACATTCTTGGAGTCATTTTCATCGTCTACGAAGACGTCTTCAACTTTGTAAGTGATTACGTTGGACATTACTTTTTTCCTAGCAGTTTAAGATTTAACACAAAATTCTCTACAAGTAGTTTAACAATAGTTGCACGAGTTGTCAACTCATCAATTTCCATATCAACTACACTGCTGGCCATCATAGCGTATGCTTCGTCTTCTGAGATGTTAAGCTCGCCCCAGTCTATAGGGTCTACGGACTCACCTTCCTTGGCAAGCTCAACTAACAGGTTAATTCTTTCGTCATCTATTTTAAACATGTTTTTCCTTTTGTGTACGTTAAATATAGTATAGTGTCAGAGTTGTTGAAAGTCAAGGCATTTCTTTAATTAATTTTGTTTATAGAGACTGCCGATCCAATAGCTTTTGTCTATTACTACACTTTAGGGAACAGCATATCCTTACAAAATGTATCAACCTCTTCGGGCGGCAGTCCTAAGCTTTTCATTACTGCTGGGGTATGTGGATTCTTTTGCTGGTTTTCGCAGTAATAGTTTTGCGCTGTGAGACATTCGTCTGTATCGCACATATGATTGTACTGTGTGATCGCATCAAGGTACATTCTTAAATTTTCCTCTACGATGCTGATAATAGTTGCGTTTTCTTCCGGCTTTACGTTGCTAGCAGCTAGCATCTTGTCAGTAAAGATGTTGGTAGCCCATTCTGGCAGTTCTCGTTGCTTCTTAGGCACAAAGTCTTCAACACTGTCGAAATATTGCTGTATCATTGGATGGTCGGTCTTAACACTCTTAGAGAAGTCGTGAAATGCCCCAGTAATCTTATTCTTGCCGGCAATTACGTCAAATCCAAAAATAGGAGCATCATTGTGCAGTTGCGGAAAAATACAGACATGCATCATCCAAATGCCTTTAGTGTCGCGAGCATCTACAACGTCAATGTGTGCTCGTCGTATATAATCGTTGGCCCAGACTCGATTAATCCAACCGTTTTCTGGTTGATTAAACGCAGCCAGACCGGGTTCCTCGATTTCAGTAGCAACGTTTTCAAACGCAGAGATAAAGGTATCCTTACAGTTGATTAATTGCGTCCAAATCTCGCTCATTTCTTTGCCTCTGCCATCTGTTGAAACATTTTAGTTGCAAAGCCAAAGCATACCTTTGCTTCGTCTGCCATACTATCGTCTATCCGCTCTCTTATTAGTAATTTTAGCTCGTCTTTGTCTCGATCAAACGTGTACATATTGCCAGCGCCGGGGACTTTTTTAGCAATCATTTGCCCACCAAATAGGTCTCCCATGTGCCTTACATATATATGCGCCATTAGTCTGTCTGCATCCTCAGAAATAGACATCAAATAGTCCATGTACTCTTTTACTACAGGTAAGAGGACAGGAAGATCGTCTGATCCTTTCATTAAGTCTTGATAGTCTTGGTATATCTTTGGGGCTCTACGCAGTTCAGGCATTCCGTCAAACAACCCGTGTACCATGCCCAGTGTCTCTAGCAGATTATATTGAGGATGCTGATTAAATAGAAACGTTGCATAGCGCTCGTTTGTCATCTTTCCAGAAAACATTTCTTTTACAAATGCCTGTCTTTCTGCATCTCTGTGTTGTACTGCTGTTAGCTCTTTTAGGTTATTCATTTATCTTCTTCTATTTTGGCTACTAATGGAAAGCCGTTATCTCGGCTAATGTTAATTGTTTCAGCAATCTTTGTTTCAGCAATTTCAAAAGTATAGGTTCCTACTACGGCTGATCCTTGATTATGCACTTCCATAGTCAACGCTTCGGCAGCAGGCGTGGCGTGACGAAATATTTCTTTTAAGATTCCTATAACCCAATCTATCGGAGTACTATCATCGTTTAGTAAGATTACCTTATACTTGTTAGGCGTTTTCTTTTTAATCTTGACTTTCTCTTTGGCGAATGGCTGTGCATTTGTAGACATTAAGTTCCTCCTGTAAGTAGTAGGGGCAGTTACTGCCCCTACTAGTTTACTGCTATTTGTTAGCAGGACCGGTTATTGCAATCTTTCTTGGTTGTAGCTCTGCCGGAACATCTCTATGTAAGTGTACATTGAGCATTCCTAATTCAAGACTAGCACCTACTATATCTACGTGTTCTGCTAAACGAAATTCTCTACGGAAGTTACGCTCTGCAATACCTTTGTGTATATAATTTGGTGTTTTTTCGTCGCTAACTTTGGGCATTGCTCCTTCGATCGTTAGAACATTGCGGTCCTTGGTGATATCTAAATTATCCATAGTGAACCCGGCAACTGCAAGACTGATCATAAATTCGTCTTCGTTAATCTGCAAGATGTTGTATGGAGGATATCCCTGAGACTGACTATTAGTAAATGAACGATCTAGCTCATTAAATAGTCTGTCGAAACCGATTGAAGCTCTGTGTAGTGAAGGTAAATCTAGGGTATGTAGTCTTGTCATATTATTTCTCCTTTATTAAGCAAGATATTTTGTTGTGGACCCTTGCGGCATCCACATTTATTTATCAAATATAGTTATACTTTACTCTAAAATAACTGCTAGTATTTGGTGCTCAACAAGTACCAAATACTCTACGTTATCGATCTTAGTCTTTATTCCTGTGCCTTTTTGGTAAGCAACAATCTCGCCCACTTCTACTAGCGGCTCAATTAGCTTACCTTCGGTAGTAGTTCTTCCAGGACCCACTGCTATTACTTCTGCTCGTTCGAGTTCGTTATCTTTAGCTACGGCGCCTGTGATAACTAAGCCTCCTGCTGTCTTTTCCTCTACCTTAGACGGTTTAACAATAACTCTGTCTTGTACTGGGGTAATCATTAATTCTCCTTAGCTATTACCTTGGCTGGTGTTTTCGTCTATCTTGGTTTCTTTCTTGAGCCAGCGAGAACGTGCAGCAGCTTTAGCCCGCTTGCGTTTTTCACTAGGCTTGGTATAGAATTCACGCTCGCGTAGTTCTTGCAAAAGTCCAGCTTCCTGTACCTTACGCTTGAACTTGCGCAGCGCAAAGTTTATATCACCGTTGCGAACTTCAACACTGAGTCCTTTGATTTGCAGTGATTCTTGACGCGTCTTATTATGTCTCTTCATTTGTTTCTCCGGATGGTAGTAAAAACTCTAAGTTATATATTCTGTTACTACTAATATGATTATACACTGATTTGTCAGCATTAGTCAACCAGTAAGTTTTATCTTTTGCAACTATGTAAGATAGCATGTCTCTAAAGAACGGAAACGAGTTGTCGATGTCAGCGATAACAACGTCTGCGCACTTTAATGTGGTCAACATCCAGTCTAGCTCTTCCTTTACGTATATTTCTTTGTCGTATATATAAACGTTTGCATTATCCACGTAGTGTGCTAAAAAGTTCTTTTGTAGATCTCTTAATACCTGCTGACTAGGATACAATAACAGTATTTCATAACCGTCGTTGTATAGCTGATCGGGGTAGGTAACTATATTAATTTTGTTCAATTCTATTCTATTGCCTCTTACATTTAGTTATCGTTGTGCTCCTCCAGGCTAGCATTAAATGATTATTCCCAGCGGTAGAAAAGATGCTGGCCTATAGTTCCGGTGAACTCAAGTTCACTAACCCAATAAGGGTCAACAAAGGTTGCGTGATAATGCGTGGAGCCCTCAGTAATGCCTACAAATTTACGATGATTAATCACGTTGTATGCTATCATTTGCGCTTTTTGCCAGCTGTCTTCGTCATTAGGTGTGTCAGACTTGCCGTCACAGTACCAACTAAACTGGCACACGTTGAGTTTAACAGTGCCTCCTTCAGTTCCCATCTTACCTTGTTTAACTACTGCGCAGATCGTGTTGGGATACCGGGTATCTTTAACTCGATTGAGTACTACATCAGCAACAGCATATTTGCCAGCAAGGTTGTCGCTTCGTGCTTCGTAATACACATTCAGTGCTAGGCACTCTTCAGCTGGAGTAATGGCAATCATAGGGTTGCCAATTAACTGACCGTTCATGCGTGTGCTCGAGTGTGCGTAGATTGCGGTCATTGTTATTACTAGTGCGATTAAGTATTTCATCGACGAATCTCCTTGATCTTTGCTTGGGCTTTGTGCGCTGCATAAAGTTGTTCGACATCTCGTCTAGGTGTCCATTCGCCAGTGTCTGTCTGCCCATACCCAGGAAACTGCCAGTTCATCTTTAAAAACCTGTCGTGTTACAGTCTCTGTCTTCTTCCACAACCAGTTTCCGGTGGTGGTAGTAACGTCTACCTCAGCTACTACTGAATGTAGCGAGTGATATTTCTTAGACTGTATGACTTCTATAATACGAAGATTTGAAATAATCATTTTTAGCGTCTCATCCGTGCAATGTCGTTTATTTCTTCGTCACTGATCACAGGAACAGCGTTAGGCCTGTTTGCGTCGACTGCCTTCTTTAGAATTGTGAAATACATAATCTCTCTCGTTGCCGGTATTTGGTTGTGAATGATAATCTTCTTTACTTATTTTACAGCAATTTCCGTCTTTGTCAACCACTACTACGCTTCCTGACAGCTTTTTCTTTGTTTCTTCGCTACACGTCTTTCCTAGGTTAGCCTGTCTTAATTTTTCTTTAGTTTCTTCGGAAACGTATTTCCCCTTGTTTGATTTGCTCATTTTTGCACGAGTTACATTGGACACCGGCCTTCCGGTTAGCCACAAAACTGCCTCGGGTCGTTCTTTGCCTTTTCTTGCTTTTGACATTTTTTCTCTAGTTTCTTGTGACGCTGTTTTACCTAGATTTGCTTGCCTCAATTTTTCTTTTGTTTCTTCACTACGCGGACTGAAGTTGCCTATTGTACTGCCTTTTATTCCCTTGTTCCACGCCAATTGTCCTTTTGTTGATGCTGACATCTTGTCTCTTGCTTCTTGGGTGTGTGGCTTATAGTTCTTACGACCAGTGTTACCACCGTCGAGGCCATTCTCGGCTATGATGTTTGCCCATTGTTTAGACTCAACTATCTTATTATTAATAGAGAACTGCGTAGCAGCATTCTTACAGTCCTCCGGGCATTCAAAGTAACCGAAAACCTCCGTAGTTATATTATACCCGTGTTTCTTTAGGTGAGCAATCCAGTGTTTTCCTGAACCGTAATACCTATGGGGGTCGTTAGTAGTTTTTCCAAAATATTTAAGACCGGTGATGTTATGCGTTTTAATATATAGGTAAGTAGGATAAAAGTTTTTCATACAACTATTTATCCTATTACTAACTTACCAGTGTACTATCGGCGCATGTGTCTAATAGCAATAATTTCTTCGTCATTGATTACAGGTACAGCATTGCTCTTATGCATCGTGGCCACACCTTTAATTAGCGTGCCTGTGTACATTGTAGATTCTTTTTTAAGTGCTACGCCGGGGTCTTGGTCCAGACTGGGTATGTGCTGCGTGCCGCGACGATACCTAGGTACTAGCTTGCGCTCCGCAGGCTTTGTTGGCTTTGTTGGCTTGGCCTTACCTCTACCGTGTACGTAGTCAAGGTATTCCTCAAACGACAGGCGCTCGTTGTGACGGCCTTGCTGTTTAAGCTGTCGATTGTGCTCGGCTAGTTGATCGCCGAGCTCTTTGCGTTTTGATGCGGTGAGTTTTGTGTCTTTGGGCTTAGCAGTTCTAGTTGAACTCATCCCGCGAACAAGATGCATTGTCATAATCTTTGCCTCTAGTTACAGTAAGCATAAATTATAACAACAATCTGCGGGGATGTCAACCTATTTTAATTTTACTGTGCCTGCCTCTAGCAGTTTTTGGCGAGCTGCTGTTATTGCCGTTTCTTTAGCACTGCCTTCTAGGTCATATATTACAGCATGACCTTCGTCAAGCAGCATTTCTGTCAGAAACATTTCTTGTCCTTCGATTTCAAAATCGCCTAGTACTCGTCCGAACTTTCCTTGGAACTCACAAGAATGCAGTATTAGTGAGCCAGACGCTAGTATATCTTCCACTCGCTGTTTTGCAGCAAAGCCGAACTCTTTTTCAACAAGGTCTAATGTTCTTGTTTCTGGCGAGTCTATGCCTATTAATCTAACTCGTTCGCCGATTATCCAAGAATCAAACCCTAAGTCGATGTCGACATCGACTGTGTCGCCGTCTACTACTCTGTTTAGTTTGCATTTATATTTGTAGTTATAATCATGCATTGTGCTCTCCTTATTGTATATTTATGAGGCATAAAAAAAGAGCGCCGAAGCGCTCTTTTATCACTTTTCTGTTGCAGGATAGCGATATCCCCGAACTTGCTGCGGTTTAGGCAGCTAGCAGTTGATCTTCGAAAAGACCTTCTACTGTTAGTTCTGTGGTAAATGATGTTTTGTCATTTCCTAGTTTTATGCGTTTACGGCCGTCATCTACCGAGTAGCCAACATTAGTAATAGCTCCGAAAGTCGAATCTAGTACAGCCCCATCAAAAGCACACTTGCCCCTGTTCCGATAATGCCTCGGTTTGGGTAAGCTCTGCATAGCTAGTAGTGTATGCAGACACTAGCAGTGCGCTTATGGTGGAGCTGGCCGGATTTGCACCGGCGTGTTCCCGTGTTTTCCTAAGCTAGTTTACTACCATTAATACTATTTATACTTACAGTATACATTCACTCTTTGTTGCGAGCAAGCTCTTCTTTTTCTAAGTCTGCCATTACATTATGCAATGCGTGTTCGGCCATTGCGTCTTCGATATCGGCGTCAATATTGTCACGACGGTCTTCTGATCCGTCTACACTCCAAAACATATTAAGATGTCCATTATCGCGGAGCCAGCGATATCGACCAGCATCTTCAATAGCTGCATTGTACTGAGCTACTAGCTCGTACGGGTCAAACCCGTACTGCTTGATACAATTAGTCCTTTGATACTCGCTGAGCACCTTAGCTAGTTTTTCTTTAAAGTGCCAAAAATACATCTCTGCTGTAGTCATAGTGTTTTCTCTTTGTTTACAGGTTAGTTTACCCTAAGTACAAATAATACTATCAGTCTATTACTTTGTCAACTAGTTTATGCTTCTTTCATAAAGCTAAGGATTTCTTCAAGCGTCCATTCTTTCATTTCGGGCATGAGCTTGATTGCAACGTCGCCCTCTTTCACGTCTAACTCGCTGATATTTAAGTACAAACAAACATCTTGTTCGGTAAGCTCGTCTCCTAGCTTGTCTGCGCACCAGAGTATGCTCATCAGCACACAATTAGTAGCGTTGCGCATAACAGTAATTTCGTTCTCTAGGACGTATTTTTTGCCGATCATAAAAGCATCGTAGTAGTCTTGACTCTTTTTAGAAATCCCTTCAAAGTATTTTTGTGTTGCTACAGTTATTGCCATAGTTGTATCTTCTTCCTGTATTTACAATTTTTTATCGTTTAGAATAATGTCAACAACCTGAGCCCAAGTTGTTACGCGAAAAATCTTAGGGTGGCTATACCATCGGTTATGCGGGTGATCAATGATGATCGGTTGAAGGCCAAACTCAAGACCTGCTTCAGCATTTTGGGGTTTGTCTTCGAGCCAGTAGTAGCCTGTGTTTGCGTACGGTGCTAGTGCTTTTTCTTTACTAGCGCCTTGTGACAAATATACATGCCGACTGAATGTACTAGCCCCAAAGTGTTTATCCAAGTTCATTGTGCGCAGTTGTGTGGTATTCGGGTCAGTACTCAAACTGGTGATGATGTCAAAGGTGTACCCTTGCTCCACTAGAGCTGCGATGCCTGTCTTAGCGTCTCGCAGAGGGTCTAAGAAGCCGATCCAGCTGCTATTACTAAACTCCTTCATAGTGTGTACAGCTTGCTGTTGACTCATACTCGGATACATTTCGTGTACATAGTATGTGTCTTGCCGATCCAACGGATGCTGTTCTCGTTGCGCCATCCAGCGATGAAAAGCTTCTTCCCAGTACAACATTACGCCGTCTATATCTGATAATATCTTTTTCATACATTGCTCTCTTAACGTTAACTTATAGTATATGTTCTCTTGTTAAAAAAGTCAACTATTAATTTACGGACCTGCAAACACATCAGGACTGCCGGCTGCCACAGAAGTACAGGCGGTAACTGCATCGCCAATACGTCCGAATCCTAGGTTATTTGCAAACACCGTGGGGGATCCTATAGTAATAGGAGCAGCATGCGAAGGACAAGGTGCTCCTGGTAATAAGTGCACTGTATTTACATCAGACTCTCTTGACACAGGTATGTTGTTTATAAAAACGTTAGGCGAACCAACAGCACGAACCATACCAGAACAGTGTGGTACATCTGCATCGCCTATTCTAGTTACTGCTGGCATTATGTCAAAGCTCCTGTTCCGTTATACTTATATTCCGCCATTACTGTTTTAACAGCGTCGAGATAAGTAAAAACATCTGCAAAGACGCCGGTATATGCTCCGGAGAGTGTAAACGACGAGTTTGAATTAGTTATTAGGATCTCAGTAGCTGGCTCGCCGGCTCGAAGCACAGCAACAGTAGAGTTTATAGTGCCAGGGAGTATCGTCTGCACTCCTACCGGCAAGATAAAGTCTACACCACTTAGTATATTGTCTGACGCTGGCAACAATTCTGTTTCCATTTATCGCTCTCTGCTCATTAGTTGGTTGAGCATAGTATTTAGCATGGACATTTCTTCATGCTGCTGGTGTGTATGCGGGCCAGGTACTTCTTCTGGCTCGAACGCTATTAAGTGATCAAAAACGCTGAGAATATCGTCAAAGTCGGTATACTCAATTAGCCTCCCTTGATCTCTGATTACATAACGACCTTTCATCTACAGCTGAATTCCGGTTGTGCCTTCTGTGTATTGCTTAGAGAAGTCCACGTGGGTCTTGGTAATACAGGTTACTGTGTGCATGTTAATTACAGCTTTTTGATCCACACCTACGCTAAACATAAACGGGCCTAGTCCTAGACCTTGTTCCATCATAGTAATCATTCTTGGTTTTTCGATTATAACCTTGTCACTCTTTTCTTCAACAAGCCTTCCAATCATCTCCTCACCAGACGTTAGTTTAATACTAACAACGTCACCGTTTTTATAGGGAATATCTATTAACATTATGCTTGCTTCCTTTTGTTGAAATGGTGTGCTAGTTCGGTGAACCCACCGATGAGCTCACCTTCTAAGAAAATCTGTGGTACTGTTGTTGCGCTAGGAACTGACTCTAGTAGCTGTTCTCGCGTCCATCCTTCGCCAATGGTGCGCAGTTCGTAGTCAATGCCCTTACCGTCTAATAGCGTAATTGCTCGTTGACAAAACGGGCAGCTTTCTTTACTCCATACGATTGTTTTGCTCATAATTAAACCTCTTTGTTTTGTTGTTTGTATTATATACCTCAGTATACAATGTCTCTGCCCCGTAAATGAAAATATTGTGTGTGCGGTTATCGTCAACTGGCGTTATATCTATTAACTCGTCGTCTTGCTTCCATACACTGTGTTTTATAGCAATCCAGTCGCTAGTGCTCTTACTAACTGCTATGTAGTATCCTTTGACTTGTGCACCGCCGTACATTGAAACTTGTCTAGCCACATTATTATGACACTGGTTTAATATTGCGCAGGGTCTAGGAGCAATACAGACTGCAACTGCCTGGTTACACCCTAGCTCCTGCATTGCTGCTAGTAGACTAGAGTGAGTGTCGTTGGGCAGCATAGCGTCAGCTATCATAACTTTACAGTTCGAATCCCTTAAAGCTATCAGTGGATGCGTCCTGTTTGATTCCGCCTATAACATACGACTGAATTTGCGTTTCTTGAGGAGCTATTTGGAGACCGGAGCTACTCAACCAGTGCTGTGTCCACGGCAGTGGGTTGGTATTAACCGGCTGATCAAAGATTGTGCTGTAGCCTAATGCTTTTAGTCGACGGTTAGCAATGTACTCAACGTACTTATAGAGCAAAGTTTCGTTAAGACCAATAATTGATCCGTCTTTGAACAGATACTGTGCCCAGGCCTTCTCTTCAAGTACACATACCCTCCACATTTCGTAGACATCGTCCTTGCACTCTTTGGCAATCTCTACCATCTCTGGATCGTCTTTGCCTTGTATCCACAGCTTGAGTATATGCGAGGTTAGCGCAAGGTGTTGGCTCTCGTCACGTGCTATCAACGATATAATTTTAGCCGAACCTTCCATTAACTTGAGCTCGCCAAACGCGAAGCTGCAAGCAAAGCTCACGTAAAAACGCAGACCTTCTAGGATATTCACGTTCATCATTGCCAAGAACAACTTCTTCTTAACGTCGCGCATACTGCCGTTGCCTTTGAAGAACCACTCGTTAGCAGCGTCAGTAAAGGTGTCATAGTACTTGGTTACAGTTTGTGCCCGAGCAATGATCTTCTCGTCGTCTAAGATTGTGTCAAACACTTCGCTGGGGTCAGCATACACATTCTTCATGATGTGGGTGTAACTGCGCGAGTGCAGGGTCTCGAAGAAGTCCCACGTTACTATTGCGCCTTCAAGCTCTGGCAAGCTAACGTAGGGCAAGAACGCCAAGCACGGGCCTCGCCCTTGTACACTGTCCAGCAGTGTCTGGTACTTTAGGTTGGCAGTAAAGATGTGCTTTTGTTCTGGTCTGAAGTTAGCATAATCGCCTCTGTCTTTCTGTAGACTAACTTCTTCAGGACGCCAAAAGTATCCTAGCATGGTTTGGTTTAGCTTGTCAAACACAGGGAAGCGGAACTGGTCGTATCGCTGTGTGTTTTGGTCTGCTCCAAAGAACATATTTTCTTTGGTAAAATCTACTTTGTCTCTATTAAAAACTGTCTTAGCCATTTTATCTTCCTTATCGTTCTATAATACAATCAAACACTTAGCATGTCAACCTTAAATGCTACAGGCCGGGCAATCCTCTTCGTCATCGTCGTTGGGCATGATTGCAGAGTAACTAGTGTGCATAGGATCTATAGCACCTTGAGCATCGTGTATGTAGTCGCGTACCCCGGTATCTACTAGAGTAGGTGTACTTGCTCCTACGCGCTGCGATGTTAGTTGTTCAGTGTCATCTTGCTCGCTAGGATCAGTCTTGTAATCATATGTGTTCAAATAGTAGCTAGTCTTCCAACCTAATTTATACGTGGTTAGCAGGTCTTTCATTATCACACTCATTGGCACTTCGTTGTTCTCAAACTGCGTGGGGTTGTAGCTCCAGTTACCTGATATGCCTTGATCAAAGAACTTCTGCATTGATGCAACGACGTTGATATAGCCTTCGTTGCTGGGCATATCCCATAGCAAGGTATAGTGATTCTTTAAGCTCTGGTACTGAGGTACAATTTGCTTGAGTGGTCCTTTTTTGCTCTTCTTGACACTGAGGAAGCCACGTGGCGGTTCAATACCATTGGTTGCGTTTGACACAACAGACGAACTCTCACTAGGCATCTGTGCGCTTAGTGTGCTATGTCTTAGCCCGTGTTCTACGATGTCTGCGCGTAATGACTCCCAGTCATAGTTCAGTGTGTTTGGAACAATAGCATCAAGGTCTTTCTTGTAGGTGTCAATAGGCAGAATACCGTCTGCATACTTAGTAGCAGCAAAGCCTGTGCAAGCGCCGCGCTCCTTGGCTAATCCATTGCTGGCTTTAAGCAAGTAGTACTGGAATGCTTCACTTAGGTCATGCGTTAGCTTCCATGCTTCTGAGTCACTATATTGTACTTTACGCTTGGCAAGGAAGTGGGCCAAGCCAATAAAGCCTACACCTAATGAACGTCGCGCTTTTGTAGACAATTCTGCTGCTAGAATAGGGTAGTTCTGATAGTCGATAATTTCTTCTAGAGCACGAACAGCAAGATCGCAGAGGTCTTCTAGGTCTTCTAGGCTCTTGATGATGCCCACGTTGATTGCGCTGAGAATACATAGTGCAATCTCACCCGCTGGGTCGTCAATGTGATTCATTGGTTTTGTCGGTAATGTAATTTCTTGGCACAGGTTGCTCATATAGATGGTATCTTTGAACGAGCTGTGTGTGTTGGCGTGATCAACATTCATGATATAGATGCGACCGGTCTCAGTTCGCTCTTTAAGCAATTCGCCAAACAGTTTCATAGCAGGAATACGTGACTTCTTAATACTAGTAGCTCGCTCATACTTTTCGTAAAGCGTTTTAAATTTGTCAGCATCACCAAAGTAGGCTTCGTATAGGTCAGGTACATCGTGCGGAGAAAACAGTGTAATGTCTTCGTTCTTTAGCAAG